GTCGTACACCGCGCCGTTGGCCTTGGGATTGCGGTTCTCAAGCGTCCACTCGCCGATGAGCATCACCTTCTCGCTGTCGCCCGTTGCCGAGATTTCCTTACGGAAGATCGGGCGCAGCCACGCGATGGCGAGCTTGTCGGACTCCAGCACGAACACATCGCGAGTGCGCTGGAACAGGTTCGGAACCGCCTTGAGCTTGCCGAAGTCGGAGACGTAGAAGTCCACCGCCGCCGTCACGCTCTTGTCTTCCGAGTTGTCCAGACGCGAAGCGCCGCCCGTGAAGGACGAGAAAGTCTGCTTGGCAGCAGCGCCCATCATCACCACGTCAGGCTTGCCGCCAGCGATGTAGATCTGTTTGATGACGCTCTTGAGTTGCGTTTCCGTGAAGGAGCGGGTCGTGCCGTCCGTCACACCCGTATTGCCCGAGTAAGAGGCAAGCGTCGTGTCGGAGGCTTTGTCGTAGTTGTCCACCGTCCAACCCAGAAGGCCACGGGACTTTCGCGGCGAAGTGGCGTTCACGTCGTTTTGCGTGAGGCCGAATTCGATGTCGCGCTTGAGTTCCAAACCTTTGAGGGCCGTTTGGTAGTCCATCTCCGACTCACGGCCAGCTTTGTCCACCTTCTCCTGCGTGCCCGAGATCACCACGGCTTTCGTGGAAATCTGGGTACGGTTGGAAAGGCGAACGGTGGCCGTCACCGCAGCAGCGGAGAAGTCATCGCCTTCAGCCTGCGCGTTGGACGCGGCCGAAGCCAGGGACTGGGTTTGCCACTCGTGCAGGGTTGCCGTGGCCTTGGTCTTGCCAGCCATCGAGAACGTCGGGCAGTCGGTCGGGTCGATCCGGCTGATGATTTCGGTCAGGTCCTCACGGTTGCCAATCGCGGCGGTCGTGAGGAACGTATTGGTAGGTGCGGTCATTTACTTTCTCCAGCGCCTCTCGGCGTTAGGACTTGTTGCGAAGGAGCGAGAACACCGCTGCGGCGTCTCGCACGGAACCGGACTTCTCCAGCCTCTTCATGGCTGAAGTTCTCCCGTCCGTTGGACTGATGTCTGCGCCGCCGCCAGGCCGCTCTACCTTCTGGGGTAGTTGCGAAACCTTCTTTGCGGCGGCGTGGGCCTTTGCCATCATCTGGTCGTAAAGCATGGCTTTGTGCGACATGACGACGGCGCGATGGTCCGTGATGGAATTGACTTCCTGATCGGTGAACCCCTGATCTTTCAGGTAGTTCGAGATGGCTTGCTGGCCTTGCTTGGCTTTGGATTCATCCTTCCAGTCCGGCAGCTTGGCAAGGAGTTCTTGCTGCTGCGTTTGGAGGAAGGCCTGCATCTGCTGCGCTTGTTCGGCCTGAAACCGGGCGTGAAGTTGATGCTGCTCCTGCGCGATCTGCTGCAACTTTGCTTGCCTCGTGTCTGCGAGGTGCTTTTGCTTCAGATATTCGTGAGGGTCAGTCTCAATCAGCTTCTGCCAATCGATCTGGGACTGTTCTTGCAATTGGGCTTGCAAGATGGCTTGGGCTTGTTGAAGGCCCTGTGCATACCTTGCTCGCTCTTCTCGCGCTTTGTTGGACTCCGCTTCCGCAGCTTTACGCTGTTCGGCAGCTTCCATCGTCTTGCGCGTGTAGTCAGCCTGTCTCAGCCCGTTCTTGTAGTAATCGGCCAGCTCCGCTTTCTTGATTTCAACCGGCTTGCCATCGACTTCGATGGTGACGGTTTCGTCAGAAGCGGTGGCGTCTTCTACCTTCTCGGTTTCGACTTCGGCTTGGGTGTCCTCGGGTTCCTTTACAGGCTCGACCGGGGAGGCTGTCGGTTCCTTTTCAGGTTCCTTGGCCGGGGTTGCTTTTTGCGGCTCGCGGGCTTGTGCAAAAAGGCTGGCTGCCTGATTCACGCTCAGGGGTGCGGTGGATTCCGTTGCCGGAGTATCCTGACTCATCGTCGTTTCCTTCGGGGGCGCATCACTGCGATACCCTTGCTCCAATCTTGCCTTTCGGCCTAGTGGCTGGGAGCTATCAGCCTGCTAACTTCTGCATATTCCTCTTTGAGCTTCTTCAGCCCTTCGGGAGTGGTGATGTCTTGTCCGCGACGGTAGGCCGCTAGGACGAATTGATAGGCGCGTTCTTCGTCGGTCATGAGCCGCTACCGAATCGGCTTGCCCTGCATCCACTGCAAGTCTCGCCACGCTTCGAGCGCAATTAGTTTGAATCGGCTCTCCACGTACTTTTCGCTCATCGCGTCATGCAATACGTTGAAGCTGAACAGCTTTTTCGTTGTGTGCCCGTTCTCAGAAAATTCGACGTAATACCGTTTGTTATCGCCTGCGGACGGACTGCGCTCGATGCTTTCAATGTTCACAGCATCACCTTTTCGCCGTTCTGAAGCACATAGCCCACAGGACCGACCTCGACACGAATACCGCCGAACTTCGGGCTATCCACCGTGCCGGAAGCGTTGGGATGAGAGATGGATGTGATCCTGAGATCAGGTTCCCATCCGTTTCTCTCATGCACTAGCGAAACGAGTCCATCCCAAGAAAGTCCTTGGCCTGTTCCCTCATCGTCGGGTTCTGGTGCCGCAGTTCCAACAGGGCTAATTTGCCCGTGTCCACTGTCTGCGTCAGGGCTAACTTGATCTTTTGGAGCATCGTCAGCGCCAGGAACAGCTTTTCTCGGCCGTCCGCGTCTCTTTGTGGGCTCGTTTTCCATGCTTGGGTAAGTTCTTCCTCGATCGATTCAAAGGCTCGCTGGAATTCCTCGTTTTCAAGGACTTCCTTGGCCCGCGTTCCTCTGCTTAGCTTTTCTTCTTCGGTCATAGGGCCATCAAGAGCATTTCAATGTCTTCCTCATCCTGCATTCGCTGGACGAGGGCCATGAGAGCTGCGTATTGGGCCGCAGCAATCATCCGGTTCACCGCATCGATCTCGCCCTGTCTCTTGGCGAGCTCTCGAATGTCGGGCAGGGGAACAACTTCCTGAACCTGCCTTTTCGCCTGCTTGACTTCCTTGGGCTTGGGCGTCGGTACAGCTTTAACCTCTGGCTCGATCTCCTGCGGCTCTTTAGTCGATGCAAGGACCGTCAGAGCTGCTTTTTTGTCCGTGAAGACTAAAAGCTCTCCGTCCTTCAGGACGATCCACTTGCGCTTAGCCTTCGGTCGTCTTTCGCGTCCAACCGTTGTCCCGCCGCCTGTCTGGAATGCTCCAAACTGGAACGCACCTCGTTGAAAGGCCTCGCCGGAGGCTACTAGCGACTGAAACGATGTGCCCTGAAATGCTCCGGGCTGAAATGCGCTAACCACGATAAATGCATTTAAGCGTCTGGTCGTTGGCTAGTTGACGATGGATTGCACATGCTTTCATGAATTCGCGCTCGCCCTCGCCAGAGGCCCACAGACCAATTGCTACCATCACACCAAACACGGGAGACGCCACCCCAGCACCCATAAGCGCCAAGACATTGTTCGCCGCTGCCGCGCCCCACACTGCATTGACAGAATGAAGGGCTTGCGTGCGTGCAGGCTCATCCTGCCCCGCAGCCATTTCAACGATCGCACCTTTCAGCGCACAGGAGGCCACAGGACCAATGGGGTTCATCTCGGTCAATCCAAACGCAATCCCCGCTCCTGTCGTCACGCAATCCATCGCTCCATCACGAATAGCATCCGCTTTCGCATCGGCAATCGCAGCACCGCTCGCGAAGAAGAAAAGCGAGACAACGAGAGCGCGGATCATGTCGCCGCAGGGTCCGTGATGGTCGCTTGACTTAGACGATATTGCCGAGTGACGCTTTTAATCATCGCGATCACCTCTTGGCGCATGTCTTCGAGGATCTGTGCATTGGTCGGGTTAGGAACTCCCACCGAGGCATAGCGCAGTTTCAACGCAGCTTGCACATCGGGAAAGTCCGCATCGGGAATTGAGATTGCGCCAATATCCAGAAGTGTTGCCATGCTTTATCCAATCAGCCAGTTCGTACCATCGGAGACCACTGGAACCTTGTTCGCCCCACCACCAGCGACAGTCGAAAGGAACGTTGTCGCGGTCGCGTCCGTCACAAAGGCTCTTGCCCCCGCTCCTGCTGTTGCGGCAGACGCAAGGTTTGCAACCGTCATGCTCGGCGTCTGGACATACGAGCCATTACCACCGCCAGCGAGGAGGTTGCGCAGCTTCAAGTCGCGGTATGTTCCGCCTGTGCCGCTATCAACCTCGACAACCCCGGCCGCATTCCTTTTGAGTGCCACATCCCACGCCGAGCCGCTCGGATCGGTACCGGAGTCGAAAGCGAGAATCTTGCCGCTTGGGATGTCGATTCCGCTGGCGTTGAGGCTGGCCCAATGCGTGCTGGAGCCGCCAAATGTGATATTCGAGCCCTGCGCATAAATTCCGCTCGCGCCGAAGTTGCCGACGTTCGATGAGCCAAACGACAAGGCGGGGTTGTTCACAGACCCGGCAGCAAGAACGACAGCCGGGCCGTTCGATCCCGTTCCGCCCTGCGCGCTCACCGCCATTTGAAGTGTCGATCCTGCCGCTCCACCCTTCCATTCCTCGATCACGGAGGCTAGTGCAGCAGCCGTAACAGAAACCTGATTCGTCTTCGCGGCAAACGTGACACCAGAACTATTCAGAGTCTGGGTGATCTTGAACGGATCACTCGCCGTGATCGTCCCAGCGCCCCACGTCGGCATGCCGTTCGTGCTGATGGAGGAATTGGGCACCGCACTGAAGGTCGAAGCACCGCCCCGATACTGAATCTCAGTTCCCGAGCCGCCAGGAGAGCTGCCCCCACCCGTTCCCGTTGACGCAGCAGTGACACGTCCCTTTGCATCTACTGTGATGCTGGCGTTCGTGAAACTGCCCACATTGGAATTGACGGTTGCGAGCGTGACCGCGCCCGTACTTGCCAATGTCGCATCGCCCGACACCGCAACAGGCGCATAAGCCGTCCCACCAGCGTTCCCAACGGGGATTTGTCCCGCACTCGGAGCCGTGCTGGGAACGATCGCCGCATTCGTCGGGGTGAAGCCCAGAGCTCCTGTCACATCACCGGAGACGAGGGAAACCGTGTGATTGGCGTTCCAGTGCGAAGGAAGAACTTCGCCGGCCGCAGCAGCCGTCGCATCATCAGCAATCGCGCTGACGAAGGTATGGGTGACTGTTGCCATTACTGAATCCCCACCGCACGCCCGGATTGGTCACGAACGATCTGTTTGGGTCTTGCATGGGCTTGCGCAAGTCCTGCAATCGAATTAGCGAGGTTGGACAGGTGCTGTCCCATCTGCTGCTGTCCTTGAATCAGAATGTCGGCCTTCGACTGACCTTGCCCCATCAGGTCGCCCTCTGCGCTCAATTCGATGTCGCTCTCGTCTTCCTTGGCGGAAATGCGCGAGGAAATGATCTGTGCGCGTGCCTTGATAAGCGCAATCCGTTCATCAAGATCCGTGTCCCGCTGGTGCTGGATGTCCTTGTAGTGAGCTTCCAGCGCGGCGAGACGGGCATCGTTCTCCACCTTCATGGCGTGCTGCTGCGCCTCGGACGCTTGTCGATTGTTGTCAACCTGCGCTTGATATTGAGCCTTGAGTTGTTCAAGTTGGGCTTGATGCTGTCTGTCGGCAGCCTCGGACTGCGCCTTGAACTGGGCTTGCATCTGGGCGACTTGGGCACTCGATTGCGCCTTCATCTGCTCAATCTGCATCTGCCCTTGCATCGGGTTGGGAAGAGGTTTAGTCGGGTCCGGCTTGGTAAAGAACTTCTCGCCGTTCTTGAACCCCATGTTCTTCGCCAGTTCGACCGCAGCGTTGTAGACGTTCTCGGGATTCGCCACACCGATCTGAAGCGCGTTTCCTTGGGCCTGCATCAGACCCATAAGGTGAGCGACGTTCTGGTCCTTGTTCCCCGTTCCCAATCCAACATTGATGTTGATGTCGAATTGGTTTCGCCACTCGCGCGGGTCCATATCGACCCACCCGCCGGATAGCTTGATGGACGTTCCCTTGTCCTGATGCTGGCAAACGAGCTTGAGCATCACGCGGAACAGCTCGACAAACCCCTCGGCAAAGTTGCGGGCGATCAGGTCAACCCGCATATCTGCTTTGTTCGCGACGATGTTTGCCTTGGTCGCGGTCTCAGGACGATTCAGGCTCGACGGGTCATTGCCCATCGACATCCTCGACCAGCCCGTGGCGTCTTCGTTGTACGCCTTCATGTATTCGAGCATGGACATCGTTTCTCCGATGTTTCCCTTGCCCTGATCCAATCGGCCCACAGCATCCGCGCTCTTGGTGCGGACAATTCCACCGGGCCGCGATGAGAGAAGGTCGTCCAGATTGACCTGCCCCTCTACCGCGAAGTAACGCCCGTTGACCTCCAGATAGAGGTTGTCCAGCGTGGCTCTCAAAAGAGCGGTTTCTGTCTTCTGTCCCTCTTGTGCCAAGTCAGAAATGGACAGGCCGTAGAACTTGTGGGGTTCTGGAATCGGGCAGATGGAGACGAACGGCGCTTCGTCCGTCACTTCGTCATCCAAAGTCACCCCACCAGCGCGAGTGACCTTTCTAAGCTCCGCAATCCCGTCTCCATCCTTGTCAACGCGGATATAAGCCTCGACAACCCACGTCTCACGCTGCGACTCG